AACGAATCGTCTATGGCAGAAAGAGAAGCGGAAGTTATTAAGGAGGCTGAGATTGCGATTGAGGATCCTATTGAAGAGCAGATAGAAATTGTAGAAGACGTAACACCAGTTGCTGCGTCTAACGAGATAAATGACGATGTCGTTCTTTCACATATTAGAACAAAATACAACAAGGAGGTGGCCAGCCTAGATGACTTGTTCCAGGCAAGTAATGAGCCAGAACAGTTAGACGCAGAGGTGGCAGCATTCCGTAAGTATAATAAAGAGACGGGTAGAGGAATCGATGACTTTGCAAAGTTAAGCAGAGACGTTGACAATATACCTACAAATAAATTGCTGTCTGAATTCTACAAGGATAACGGAGACGACGAGGAAGAGGTTGAGTATAGACTTAGTAAGCTAAGCTATGACGAGGACTTGGACTCTGACGAAGAGATCGCAGACCGAAAGATGGCATTAAAACAAGAGCTAAAGAAAGCTAAGCAGTACTTTAATGAGCAGAAAGAAAAATACAACGTACCCCTTGAGTCAAGGGAGCCGTTAATTCAAGAAGCTGATAGAGAGGACTACGAAGCCTACAGAGCAAATAAGACCAGCAATACTGAATTGCAGGAGGAACAACAGAAGAAGTCGCAATACTTTGCTGAGAAGACTAATGAATTGTTCACCGATAAGTTCGAAGGTTTCGGATTTGATATCGATGGGGAAAGAGTTGTCTACAAGCCAGCAGATGTTAACGCTTTGAAAGAACAGTCTACATTAAATAACCTAATCAGTTCATTCTTGGACGAGAACGGTTTCTTAAAGGACGCTGAAAAATTCCACCGAGCAATGATTATAGCTGCTGATCCTGATAAGTTCGCAAAGTTTTTCACGGATAAGGGAATAGCGAAGGCTACAACTGGATTCGAGAAGGATGGAAAGAACATAGACATGATTAGAGGTGGATCAACTCCAGCTCAGAAGTCTAGTGGGATCACAGTTAAGGTAGTAGACACTGGTCAGAATAATACTTTTAAAATTAAAAAACGCTAAAACAAAAACAAAATGGCTGGAATTCTTAACGTATCGCCAGGAGTTGAATTAACTCCTTCATCGGTACAATCAACATTACAAAACAATTACCTAACTGACTTCGATTTCTTGAATCAGTACCTTCCTGAGACTGACAAGAATGAGTTCGAAGGATACGGTAACCGTACAATCACTGGTTTCTTACGTAACGTAGGAACTGCTGAAATCCCTTTCGCATCTGACTTGATTAAGTGGTCTGAGCAAGGTCGTTTGCATACAAAGTATGCAGCATGTTCAATTGCTTATGGAGCTGGTAACGATACAGCTGTATTAACTGTTGCTGATGCTACAATTACTGCTTGTAACTTTAGAGTTGGTCAGGTTGTATTCTTGTCGCACAATGCATCAAATACATCTGATAAAGCTATCATTACTAACGTAACTGGTTTAACATTTACTGTTGCTTACTATGTTTCAACTGGTGGTACTATTCCTGATACTGCTGCTAACGATATCACTGCATTCGTTTACGGTTCTGAATTTAAAAAAGGAACAGGTGGAATGGTTGGATCTTTGACTCCAGAACCAAATATCTTTGACGTTAAGCCAGTAATCATTAAGGATCGTTTTGAGATCTCTGGTTCTGACATGGCTCAAATTGGTTGGATCGAAGTATCTTCTGAAAATGGAGCTAACGGTTTCTTGTGGTACATCAAAGCTGAAGCTGAGACACGTCTACGTTACGAGGATCAATTAGAGATGATGTCTGTAGAGCACATCGAAGCTCAAAATGGTTCTGCTGCTGAGGCTTACTTGTCTACTAATACAGGTGGTGGTAATGCAGGATCTCAAGGTCTATTTGCTGCTATCGAAGATCGTGGAAATGTTTGGTCTGGTGGTAACCCATCTACAATGGCTGACTTTGATACAGTTATCGAGCGTCTTGATGGTCAAGGATCTATCGCTGAGAACACATTGTTCATCAACCGTCAGTTCTCTTTAGACTTAGACGATATGTTGGCTACACAAAACGCTTACGGAGTTGGTGGTACTTCTTACGGTATGTTTAACAATGATTCTGATATCGCATTGAACTTAGGTTTCACAGGATTCCGTCGTGGATCTTATGACTTCTACAAGTCAGACTGGAAATACTTGAACGACGCTACATTACGTGGTGGTCTTAACGGTGGTGGTGTAAACGGAGTATTGGTTCCTGCTGGAACAACTACAGTTTATGACCAAGTTCTTGGATCTAACGCTAAGCGTCCATTCTTACACGTTCGTTACCGAATGGTTAACAACGAAAATCGTAAGATGAAGTCTTGGATTACAGGTTCTGCTGGTGGAGCAACTAATAGCGACGTCGATGGAATGTTTGTAAATTACTTATCTGAACGTGCACTTTGTACATTAGGAGCTAATAACTTCTTTGAGTTCAAAAACTAATACCTTAGAGAGGGACATCAGTGTCCCTCTCTATTTTTTTTTTTACATATTATAATTTAAATCAAATGAAAAAAACAAATGAAACGAGGGATCGTGTATACGTCCTATCAGGAGGTAAGTCTCCATTAAGTCAGTACATCCCTTCACGGGATACACGTCGTAGCCGTCTTCTTTTTACAGATGAGAATGGAAGCAACAGAGCTATGCGATATTCAATCAACCACAAGTCACCATTTATCGACGAACAAGATGATACAGCTATCTTAGAGCCTATCGTATTTGAAGAAGGCTTCTTGAAGGTATCAAAGAGTAATAAGTCTTTACAAGATTTCTTAGAAATTCATCCTGGAAACGAGCGTAATGGAGGAAGTGTATTCTATCTTTCTGATCCAGAGAAGGATGCAGAAGAGAGAATGGCTGAGTTAGATCTAAGAACTGACGCAATTATTGCTGTTAAGTCTTTAGACTTTAATACTCAACTTGCTATTGCTCGTACCTTATTAAGTGGTAATGTAGACAAGATGTCTACATCTGAGATTAAGTATGACCTTATGCGTTATGCAGAGGCATATCCACAAGATTTATTAGATGCAATTGGAGATCCAGACATCGACTTAAATAACCTAGCTGCTAGAGCATTCAAGGATGGTTACGTAACACTGAGAGGTGGAAAGGACATCTTCTATAACATAGCAGATAATAAAAAGAAAATTCTTACAGTGCCTTTTGGATCAGACCCAACAGATATGTTAGCCTCATGGTTGCACTCTGATGCAGGTTTAGATTTCTTTAAGATACTTGAAAATATGTATGCAGAATAATTAGTATATTTGTACTTTATTTTTAACCCATAAATTTTTTAAACATGGAAAAGTTTTTATCTATCCCAGTTACTGGGGAACAAACTCAATTAGTATCTTGCATTGACATTAAGTTGATTGAGCAAGCTTCAACTACTACTGTAACTATCGTTTACGGTGGAGGTAAAGTTATTACAATGACTCATGCAACTGCTGGAGCAGGTGTTGAAACTGAGCGTGATGCAATTCAAGCAGCAGTTATTGCAGCTTTGCAAACTGTTTGGACTAAACCAGCTTATGCGGTAACTAACTTGCCTTTCGCTGTATCTGGTATTGCTATTGCATAATTTATAGTAAACTACTATTACTTAAGGGCACTCATAACGAGTGCCCTTTTTTTATTATCTTTGTATAAATTATAGAGATGATCGATAACGTCAGAAATACAGTACTTTCAATTATAAGTAAGGACAATAGAGGGTACATAACTCCAGAGGAGTTTAATCTATTTGCCAAGCAAGCTCAGATGGAGATATTTGAAGGGTACATGTATGACTATAACAACGCTGTATCTAAGCAGAACGCTAGGATGATCAACGATGGTTACGCTAACGTATTGAATAAGTTAGAGGAAGCTATTGATATATTTAGACCTGCGCCAGTAGGACTTACATATAACCCAATTATTTCAGAATTGAATTATCCGTTGCCATCTGATATATTCTTGATAAATTCAGTTATATACAACGGGACTACAGAGGTTGAGAAGGCTCCGTACAATATACTTAACTTGGTGTCATCTAACATGACTGCACCTAGTGCTTTGTATCCAGTGTATACGCAAGGCGCTAATAAGATTAAGGTATACCCATCTACTATAATAGCTAACATTACGCTAGACTATATTAGAACTCCTGCCGATCCTAAGTGGACGTGGTCTACATTATCTGGAGGTGAGCCTTTATTTAACCAGGGCGCAAATGACTACAAGGACTTCGAGCTTCCACTAGTTGACGAGCCAAGGTTGGTAGTTAAAATCCTTCAGTACGCTGGAATATCAATTAGAGAGGCTGAAGTAGTTCAGGCGGCTAAGGCTGAAGAGGTACAAGATAAACAAGAAAAAAATTAATAGATGACTCCAGAACAGTACTACGCAGACCCTGAGAATTGGGGATCTTATCAGTATACATCAATGGTTGATATCGTCAACAACTTTACGTACATGTACGTTGGTAATGACAAGCAGCTAAATAATGTAAGACGTACAGAAATTATCTTCTATACAAAGGAGGCTGTAAAGTTACTGAACTTTGATGCAAAGGTTAACCCATTGAAGGCTATTGAGCTTACGGTTGGTGACGACTTGAAGTTTGTGCTTCCTAGTGATTACGTGAACTACGTTCGTATATCCTTAGAGGTAAACGGAGTGCTTAGACAACTGTTCGAGAATAGACAAGCTAACACGGCTGTTGGATATCAGCAGGACGCAAACGGTGACTTGATCTTTGACATTGACGGAAACGTGATGACAGAGATTTCTGCACTTGACCTAGCTAGAGTTAATCCATCTCAGTACAGTGGTCCAGGCCCTTACGATGGATACTACGGATGGTTCCTAGATGACGAGTGGTATTTCGGATACTCGATAGGTCCAAAGTATGGACTAGATACTAGCGAGATGAGTGTAGGCCCAACGTTCAGAGTAAACAATGGAGTCATAGACTTCAGCTCTGGTATGGCCAACCAGTCACTAGTTATTGAGTACATCTCTGACGGAATTGTCAGTGACGACAAGATCATCGTTCATAAGTTTGCTGAGGAGTTTGTGTACAGATACATTAAGTGGAAGTTGCTTAACAATAAGTATGGAATACCAGCATACGAAAAGAAGATGGCTAGAGATGAGAAGCAGGCTGAATTTAGAAATGCTAAGTTGAGACTTAGTGACATTCATCCTTCTAGACTATTAATGAGCCTTAGAGGTAGAAGCAGACAGATTAAATAAGTATGGCAGATTTAATAAATACATTTGTAAATGGGTCAATGAATAAGGACCTAGATGAGCGATTAGTGCCATCTGGAACTTATAGAGACGCCTTGAATATTGACGTAGATACAGACGAATCTTCTAACGTAGGTTCAGCTCGTAACTCGCTTGGAAATACAAATGTAGGAAGCATCGATAGTATAGTTTCACCACTATCTACTGCCAACGCCACTACTATTGGAGCTGTTAAGTATGAGGCAACAAACCTAATATACTGGCTTGTAACTAGCCCATTATTTGACGCTATCTTTGAATACAACGAGATTACGGGTGTAACACAGAGAGTTTTACAGTGTAACAACGGTGGTTCTGGTACGACGCTTAACTTCAACACGACATACATAGTAACTGGAATCAACTACATAAACGGGTTCCTATACTGGACGGATGACTTTAATCCTCCAAGAAAGATAAATATTTCAAGAGCAAAGGGTTACGCTATAGACGACGTAAAGATTGCTGACGATATAAACGTGATAATTGCTCCACCATTGAGTGGTCCAGTTATTAAACTATACAACGACGGTAGCCAGGCTAACAACATATCCGAGAAGTTTATGTACTTCTCCTATAGGTATAAGTATGTAGACGGACAGTATAGCTCGATGTCTCCATTCTCAGCTGTTGCATTTGAACCTAAGGACTTCTTGTTAGACTACTCGTTAGGCTTTAACAAGGCGATGGTTAACAAGGCAAACTCTGTTGACATTACTATTAATACTGGAGGTAAGAACGTAACTGAGATACAGGTACTAGCTCATGACGTTCGTAGCTTAAACACAAGCGTTGTAGAATCTTTCAACAAGGAAGAGCTTACAATTAACGATATGGCTCTTTATACGTTCAAGTTTAACAACAACAAGACGTACACTATAATTGCTCAAGAGCAGCTTACTAGATTATTTGACAACGTTCCACTTACAGCAAAGGCACAAGACTTTGTAGGTAACAGAATAATGTATGGTAACTACACACAGTTCTATGATATCGTAGATTGTAATGGAACAGGTATTAATGTAGACCTAACTATTGGATATGATTCTGTGCCCACTAACTTAAATGAGCCTATTCAAACATGGAGATCGGATAGAGACTACGAGATAGGTATTGAATACTTGGACGACTACGGAAGACATACTACAGTTCTTACATCTGAAAATAATACTGTATACATTAAGCCAGATGCATCTGCAAGTGGAAACAGTTTAAGAGTTAATATAAACAATAAGCCACCATGCTGGGCTACTAACTATAGATTAGTTGTAAAGCAGAGCAAGAAGTCATACTACAATATCTTTCCAATTAGATCTTATTCTCTTGGAGTTGATAGGTATATGCTTATAAACGAGTCAGATAGAGATAAGTTTGCTATTGGAGGATACGTTATATTTAAGTCAATATCGGCAGGACCAACGTTCTCTAATAAGGAGTATAAGATAATTGAACTAGCATCAAAAACTGCTGGTGAAGTAACTACTGGATCACTAGCTGGATTATATTTTAAGATAAAGGTTGATAATGTAAATGAATTAGTACCAGGTGCATTGTCTCTTTTCTATAATCTTAGGGAGGGTACTGATGATAATGATAATGATTTATTTTTAAATAACGCAACTATTCCAGTAAAACAATATACATCAGGAGCACAATATTCAATAGTTGAGAAGCCAATTCATTATGGAGTTGGTAATCCAAACTTATTGATTAGGTCTTCTATTACTGGTGTAAATCAATACACTACATATAAAGATTATAGAATAACTGTTAGGGTAGTGTCTGCAACTCAATTTCAGTACATCACATCTTTTGATATGTCTGGTACTTGGATAACTGAAAATATAGTCATTGGTACAGCCATAACACTATTAAATGCAGCAGGTACAGGTATATGTAATGTTCAGTTTAATGGAATTCCTCCTGTAAATGATATATGGAAAGTAAATATTAGAGGGTATTGTAACTATACTAGAACTGAAAATTATTTTGGTGGAGATGGAATATATACGCCAGTAAATACAAATTTAATGTTTCCTGGTGGATACGCTCCAATAGTATGTGACTGGAATATACAAACTGGAGATGTAATAAAAATTCAGATAGTATCAGATACTTTAAATACATTAGCATATCTAACTGAACAACCTTTCATATCTGGAGGAAACTATGAAAATATTGAGGAATGGTTTAACGAAGATGGTCAAAAGGATCAGTTTATATCTATAGACACCTTAGCTATAAATAAAAAATATAGATCTGTATCATTTAGAAGAGGTAATCAAAACTCAGATAGTTCGTCAGGAAATGCAAATATTAACTATTCTCGTGCTGGGTATAGTTCATCATTAATAAGTAGTTATGACTCACTTCCTATAGTGATGATTATACAAGGCTATGGTAAGGGTGAAGATGCTGGAGGACAGAATAATGTTGGAGCTAATAGATTTAAGGCTGTACTTACAATTGAAAGATATGAATCATCTATTATTGCTGAGACAGTACCTAAAGAGACTGATATAGATATCTACCACGAAACATCTAAGACATATCCAATTGTAGACCATCTACATAAGGTTGTTTGGAATTATGCAGACTATACAAATGTTCAAGGCATTAACCTTACAAATTTAGGTCAACTAGTACCAGGATCTGCACCAATAGCAACAGAACTTCCTCATGGATATGCTATTGGAGATATGGTTTGGGTTGAAGAAGCTGTACTACCGTACCAGTTTATACCTACTGGGTACTACGAGGTTGTTCAGACACCAGACCCATACAACATTGTAATAAACTTTCCTTATCCTGGAGTTGGAGCAGCCACTCCTGGATTTGTTGCATATAACGATACAGATTCAGATCAAACTTCTGCGCCATTATCTTCGGCTATTATTAGCTTAAACAACACTGGAAGTATAAACTCTGACTTTAATGGATGGGCATTTGGTAATGGATTAGAGTCTGACAGAATAAAGGATGACTTCATCGCTCCAGAGCTACAAATGAGTCCTAGGGTTAATGCTGCTGTAGAAGAGTACAAGCAAAGAATTAGTGAGAACGCTATATGTTATAGCGGTATCTACGGAATAAATACTGGGGTAAACAGACTTAATGAGTTTAACCTATCAGTCGCTAACTTCAAGTACCTAGACAAGGAGTTCGGATCAATTCAAAAACTATACGCTAGAGATACGGACATGCTTGTTTTCCAAGAGAATAAGGTTAGCCAGGTATTGTACGGCAAGAATATTATAAACGATGCAGCTGGTGGCGGTCAGGTATCTACAATTGCAGAGGTATTAGGAACTCAGATAGCTTACCCTGGAGAGTGGGGAATAAGTAGAAACCCAGAGTCATTTGCAGAGTGGGGTGGAGAGATATACTTCACGGACTCTAGGAGAGGTTCAGTTCTTCAGATGCTTGGTAATCAGATAAATCCAATATCTAGCAACGGAATGACTGACTACTTTAGAGACATGATGCTGACAAGTCCTAACACTCAGAAGCTAGGAGGATACGATCCACACACACGTAAGTACGTTCTGTCGTCAAACAATATTAGCATTGTAAAATGTAAGCTAGATATTAGTAGAAACTTTTTAAATGTACCACGCGGTACTTTTCCTGTAAGTTACAACTTATTCACAATCATATCTGATATTGCTTGGACTGCTACGTTAGTAAATACTGGTAACGGCACATCTTGGTTAACTGGAGTTCAGACATCTGGATACGGAACACTTGATATAAATGGTGCTGTAGCTGAAAATAGTACGTCAGCCAATAGGTCGTTAAATATAGTTGTCACTTACTGCAACACACTTACAAAGACATTCACGCTAACTCAGGCTAGAGGAAGTAAAGGTAACATAGTCATAATGATTAACAGCAAGCAATGAAGACTGATCAAAAATTCTCATACACTGGAAGCAGCATATACAATCTAGATAACATATTCTTAAAGGATACTGACGTCGCGTTGTTTGATTCTTTATCTGGAATTGGCGGTATAGACTATATGCCGTACAACGGCTCAACTGTTACGGTTGTAGCTGGATCAGCTGCATACACGCCTGGCGTTAGGAATCTAGTTCCTTCATTAAACAATAAGGTTTACTACTTCGTATCTGACACGCTATATACTGAAGAGAGTAAGGACTACATCATATCACAGGCTACTCAGATTTCCGTGGCTCCTGGAGGTATTACAGAAAGAAACTCGTACATTGGAACGTTTGTGTTCAGTAACCCAAACAACTACGAGAACCTATACCTTATATGGGACTACACAGACAGTCTTGCAGGAGGAACAGGATCGTATGCTGGACCAGAGGCGACTAAGTATATAGACGTTGACTTTGGATCAACAATAGGTAACTCAGGTATCGCATATGATTTACACGAGGTCCCTTCTAGGATGATACTAGAGTGGAACGGGTACGTTGTTTCAGATACTGGATACGTTGGATTGAATTCTGTTGCAAACTATAACGCATTAATCGCAGCAGGTGTTGCAGCGGAAGATATAAAACTTGTAACTCCACTAGATGGACTAGTTGACAATGGAACTAATACCATTAGGTTTAATAAATTTATTGTAGATGGATCTGCAAAGTTAACAGTATACTCACCGTTACCAAGTAACGACTGGTCGATGACTATAATATATCCATCGCTAACTTCGTTCTATATAGATACCGACAACGGCACAACCGCTAACGTGTGTTCACAGATAGCTAACACACTTTACTACCACGACGGATCCGCATCCCTTCCATCTATAGGGGATAGGATATACACGACATCGGACGGCTCTTCGTTGTTCAATGGTGGCGATGCTTACCACTTAATAAGCACAACACTACAAACAGTTCCGCCAGTTACTGGAGGAAAGTACTTGCTTATAAACTCACTAGGAACTGCAACTATATATGGAACTTGCGACTGTACAGCAGTAGCACTTCCAGTAGTTAACCAGGCGCCGATAGTTATTACTCAAGGGACAATTGTAAACCTACAGATATCTGCAACTAATAGCCCTACATCTTGGGGAATTAATAGCCTATGTAAGGAGTACACACTAACTGGAGGAGCTAAGGGAAGTATATTTACTATAACAACGTGTGACGGAGTATCTAAGACTATAACGGTTAATATTGCCTCTGACTTTGTGGTGTGCTCTTCAACTATGCCAGTGTTAACATTTGGTAACGGAACCATTACATTAAACGGTGCATGCGTTAGAGATATCTTCCCAGCTGGGTTGTCATTCGACACGGCTAGTGGAGTTCTTAGTGGGATTCCTACTGAGGCTTGTAGCTACTCTATATCACTTATCCCTACCAACTGCTTTGGCACTGGTATTGCGGCAGCTGTTAGTATAAGAATAGAGACTGGCATTCAGCTTACTCCATTTGCAATTGACGTTGAGAACTTTAGTACTAGTGGTGCTGGAGCTTGTGCGCTTGATCCAGTTTACAGTTTATTGTACCACGACGGTATTGGAAGTATCCCAGCGTTAAACGATAAGATATACACAGACTTTAAGGCTAACGAACTATTCATGGGTGGCAGCAGGTGGTATAAGATGAACGACTCACTGTATTCAATTAAAATATGCGAAACTGGCAAGGTATGTGAAACTAATATCTGCTAGAAAATAACTATCTTTGCAACATGACTGGAGAGACAATAACATATTCTAATTATGGCAATGGTGGTTGGACTTCATTTTGGTCGTACGTTCCTGAGTGGATACTTGGGATGAATAGCTCGCTATACACATGGAATAAGGGAAGCCTATACAAGCATGCGACTAACTCAAAAAGAAATAACTTCTACGGCAAGAACTATCCGTCGACTATAACTACACTTATAAATCAAGAGCCGTTATCCAATAAGATGTTTAAGACACTTAGCCTAGATAGCACGGCCCCATGGGATGCAGACATAACTACAGACATGTCGACAGGATTTATAGACGAGTCATACTACAAGGAGAAGGAGGGTATGTGGTACGCCTACATACGACGTGATGACAACACGATCGACACTAGAGCCTTATCTACACAAGGAATTGGTACGATGTTATCTTACACGTCACCTATCATCTTCTTTAACTTTAACATTGGTACATCTATTAGTGTGGGTGACAAGGTGTATAGAATTACAGCTGGTTCACTTGTGCTGCTAGGAACTGTTAACTCTCACTCGCCTACCTCAATAACACTAGTTACTCCAGTAGTCAATACTCCAGTAGCTGGCGACATGATCGTATACGTGAAGAACTCACAAGCTGAGTCGTTTGGAGCACGTGGGTACTACATGGAGGCTAAGCTGACTTATCCATACATCGAGGCTATTCCAGATAACGTTACTATAGGAGAGGTAGAGATATTCTCAGTTAGTTCGTCCACCTTTATAAGCAACATGTAATGGAGGCTAGGATACTAATAGAGTCAGACTACGA